TGTCAGCGTTTAGGCTGCGTTTGCGTGTTTGTTCTGGGTTATGTGTTCTGCGTTTCGGGGGCAGGAGAGTTACGATAAAAAAATGGGTTTGTGTTTTCGTTTTGTATTGTTATGCATTGGTCTGTATAAATGCGTTTTGTGTTTGCGTTTATTGTTGGTGCTAGTTCGTAAATGCTTTTGCGTTTTAGGTTGCCGTAGCGTGCGCCGCGTGAACTGTTGCAACTTTTGCAGGCTGCTACTAAGTTGTCTAAGCCGTTAACGCCTGGCGTATCTGTTGGCCAGCGGTCTACTTCTATTAGGTGGTCTGCTGTTGTGGCTTGTCGAGTGTTGCACCAGTGGCATAGTGGCTTGTCTTTTAGTAGTAGTAATCTGTTTGTTTTGAACTCTTGTTTGCTTCTAGTGTCAGCGTTTAGGCTGCGTTTGCGTGTTTGTTCTGGGTTATGTGTTCTGCGTTTCGGGCCTTGTGCCATTTGGTTAGGTGCTTTCTCTTTGTGCTAGCGCGCGCTTACGCGCTTGCTTGCGGTTTCATATGCCAGACAAGGTAGACGGGCTGGGCTGGGCTGGTTTGTTTTGGTTTCAATGTTTGTAGCTATCTCGTGTAAAGCCTAGTGCGATAGCCCCCCGCTGTTTAGCCTCGCACAGCACCCATATCTTTAATCGTTAGCCAGGCTCTGTATCGCTACAGCGCCTTCTACCCGCGTTACCGCGTTTTATACCAACCGCCCCGCTAATGGCTTAGGTCTATGTGCCCGTAATAGTTCTATTTTGGTTCGTGTAACTTTAACGCGTCTATAACTTTCATAACGTCAAATTTTGTTAAATCGTTAACGCTTTTAATATCACGCTCTAACACGTTGGCGCAATATTCTTTTAACGTGTCGCCGCTTAAATTTTGCCCATTAGCTAACGCTCGCATAAGGCCCAACTGTTTAGGACTAGGCGCATTACTAGGCGTAGACGTATCACCGAACGGCTGTTCTAAATCGGCTCGAATAGGCGTTACTGGCGCTAAATGTGTATCACTGCGAGACTGCGCGGCCTGTACTTCGTCACGTGTCGCTATCGCGTTAGTAATGCCAAAGCCCATATAACCTAAAGCGCGCCCTAACGCAGAAGTAAAACCTACTTCGTTTTCGCTGTTCTTTGTGTAGGGCGTACGGCCTGGATACAGTTCACAAGCTGTAGCTACCGCCGGTATCGGGTCTGTAGCGTCTCGCCAGACTGTAACTGTGCACCGTATAAAACAGCTTTTGTCTGGCATTTCTACTATTTCGCGCGCTGTTTCTTGTATGCGTAAATCTGCGTATTTGTCTAACGCCAGGCGTAACCGTGTAGCTACGTCTACGTAATTGTCTAGGCTAAATCCCATTAGCGCGCCTAAATCTGTGGTTTATTAGTTCGTTTGTGGCTTGCAGGGTATCTATAGGCCATAGCTGGGACTGTGGCATAGCGAAACACGGCCAACGCAGCGAACTATCCCAGTTGCCTAACCGTTCGTTACAGCGTGACAGTTTAGAATAGCCTCGAATAGTTGCCTCGTAAATGTGCCGTTTGATAGTTACCAATATGTAGCGGCCTGGTTTGTCGCCTTTAAAATCGTGTGCGCGCGGTTCTGGCGGGTGCGTTAACAGTCTGCCGTTTTCGTGATATGTAGCGCGTACTTCGTAACCTAAAACGTCGCTGCGGTCTGCGTCGTACCCTAAATATTTGTAATCATATTCAAAGTATTTGGCTATGGTTTGTTCACCTAACGCACCACAAAACGAAACGTCGTAAGTTTCTTGCGGGTTCATATCGTATTTACTGTTTCTAAAATTGCGCTGTTTGCCGTCTTGTATTTGTAAATCTACAATTTCTACGCAGTTGTCGTAATCGGCTTGCGTCAGCTGAATTACTGGCTGGCCTAGTTCGTTTAGTTTAAAATCTGTAAACATTATTCACCCTCGCTCAAATATTTTATTAACGCTTTTAGTTCGGTTATTTCGTCTAGTAGCGCCGCGTTTTCTGTTTTTAACGCGTCACGTTCGCGCGCTACTTTCATACCGTGTTCGGCGCTGTCTCTTAACTGTTCGCGGCTGCCGTAGTAAGGGTCATAGCTTCGACGCATTAGCGGCCTAATTCGGCATAAAGATTTTTGGCTATTGCCATTAAAAACTTTATTTCGTCTATTGCTTCGTTTAGCAGGTCTACTAAATCGCTGTCGTCTAACACGTTGCAGTTATCTAACCGGCTTTGCAATTCGTTTATTACTCGCCTTGCGCCTAGTTCGTGCATTTCTACCAGCGGTATAGGTTTAGTAATTTGTTTAATTACTTCCATTAGCGCGTTTAATTGCGCTACGTTGGCGTCTAAATCGGTAAATACATTGTCTGGCATTTTCTCGTAACCTTTCTCGTTAAGTTGAACCATACCATAGCGGTAGCGTGTACGCGGTTAGACGTAAAAAATAATAAACGCTAAAACCCTTGCGGTTAATAAGCCTGCAACGATTAGCCAGCACAAATCTGTTAGCTGTTCGTCTAGTTGCACGTGTTATCTCTATGGCATATTGACCAGGCAGACCAGCCAACTTTAGAATAAATAAGCCTAGCGGCCTGCAAGTTTGTTAGCGGGTCTAATAAGGGTTCTTGCGTACAGATACGCATTTGTTTACAGATTAAACCGTCATAATTTTTATGCGTAGGTAGCCAGTGCACGCCGTTTATTTGCATTAGGCCGCTATCTGACCTGTGCGAGTAATCGGCTACGCCTGTGATATTGCAGTTTTTATCTACTGTGTCGCCGCCTGCTCGATACGGGCAACAACCGCTTTCACGTAGGGCTATCTGCGTTAATTGTGCTATTTGGTCAGCTTGCCAGCCAGCTTTAAGCGCTACCGCTGGTAGCCAACTGCAATTACCGTGCCTGTATACGGGCGCTGGGGGCGTTGTGGTAGTTACTGGCGGTACATAGCGGTAAACGTCAGCTATGAACTGCCCGTAGCCGCCTATGGCTTCGTAAGGCGTGTCTGTCTGGGTAACGAATACAGGTTCTGGTATTTGTGATAGTCCTATGCCTATCGCAGATAACGCAAAACCAATAATAATTTTTATGATTAACGGCATATAAGTAGCCTCGTGCTTTCTCGTACGGGATAGTTAAAGCGTAACCGAATTGCTAAACCGTTTTAGGCATATCTTTAAATACTGTTAAAAACGCTTGTTTTACTGCGTTTTCATTGTTGGCCATAGCGCTAGAAATTTCTACGTGAAACCAGTCGCCGCCAGACCACTTACCCTTAATCCAAGTAGCGCGGTCACAACGCCAGCTTCTATTTTCGTGATAGTCAATAACTAGCTGTACGCCTAAAGTATCTGCGTTTTCTAAAAGCTTGTTTACAAACGCCAACGCTGCAGCGCGCCCGTTCACTATGCCTTTGTCTGTCATTTTGCGGTAACTAAAATCTATGGCCAAGCCGCGAGCGTGATTAGAAATAGTGCCTGGTTGTGTCCGGATATCTCGAATAATCCAACTGCCGTTATTCCATAGGCAACCGCCAGCGCGCCTAACTACTTGCCTAATAAATTCGTCTGTGCCTAATAGCGGGCCTTTAACTATCGGCGCGCCTAAAACTGTGTACGGTTTATTCACTGTCTGCCTTTTTATCTTTTTTAACGCCGTTACTGGCAACCAGCCCTGATAGCGCGCCTGTTAAAAACACGCTAATCGTGCTTAATAGGTCAACAATGCTGCCGTCAAGTGGTGACAATTTTTCGGGCATGTTTACAAACAACATGCCAAACAGCAAACCGATAACCATTATCGCGAATGTGACTGCCATAATCACGCCGACTATAAAAACTAGTCGAGCGTGCAATGCCTCATTTTCTAATTTCGCACCTATCGGCCGTGACATGTTGACATACCTCGCTTACTGTTTTTGTTGTGTAAACCGTTGTGTTGTTTGTTTTTGTGTAACTGCATGATGACAAAATTACAACAACTAAGGTTGCTCGAATAGTACCCATGTTTGTGTTTCCTCATCCCAATATGTCTCTGGTGGTGGTGGCGGTTGTGGGACTGGTGGTTGCCAAATGTCGTTGCTGTCTAATGTCCATGACGGATATGGTTGTGGTGCAAAAAAGTTGTCGTTGACTGCATCGTATGTGTAACCGATACCTGCATAGTTTTTGCCTGCAGTGTTCATGTATGTTTGCACGCATGTTGCACCTACAAAATCTGTGTACCATTGCGCGACTGCTACGCCGTCAATCGTTGCATCGTCAATGCCTGTAATGACTTGTTGCACAATGTTATTTGTGTCAAGTACCGCCCAATATGTTGACATTATGCGAAACTTAAATTCCCTGTACCAGCAGTAACAGTAGTTAATTTATTTGTGCCGTCAGTTGATGTTGAAAATGTTAAACCGCCACCCGGATTGCTAATCGTAAACTCGTCAGAATATTTCAATACGACTACGCCGCTGCCGCCTGTCCCTGCGCTGCCGCCATTACCACCACGAGCGCCGCCGCCTCCCCCAGTATTCGCTGTGCCATTACCTGCCGCATTTCCTGCACCGCCAATTCCGCCACCGCCCGAGCCGGCCGGTCCGCCAACAGCCCCTGAAACATTAGAGGCACCCCCGCCACCCCCGCCACCCCTAGTTACGCTTTGAAATGTTGAACCTGCACCGCCCGCACCGCCGATAAATTCGCTGGATGCACCACCCGCAGCACTCGCACCGCCGCCGCCTCCCCCGTTACCTTGAGCACCAGTACCACCACTGTTCCCCTGACCAGCCGTGCCAGCACCGCCTAAACCGTCACCATCACCGCCGCCACCGCCCGAACCACCACTAGAACCATTTGTTGCACGAATACCACCTGTGCCACCACCCGTTGAAGTAGTTGCATCGAATGTGCTGTTGCTACCATTTGTTGACACTGCGCCGCCTGCGCCAATTGTGCAAGTGTAATTAGTTGAAAGTGTTATTGTAAAACTTGTAACAGTTTGATAACCGCCCGCACCGCCGCCGCCGTTTTGCTGCCCACTCGCCTCACGACCACCCGCACCCCCAGCGACAACTAAATAGTCAACCAGTAATGGTGCACTTGCACGACCAACGCCTGCGAGTATTTGCATCGCTTATGCCTTAAGGTTGCCGACAACAAACCAAGTATTAGTGTCAGTCTTAACACATGTCGCAACCGCGTATTGGTCATTCAGTTTTAACTTTGTGCCAGCGCTGTTAAGTGTCACGCCAGCACCAGCCGTGATTGTGACTGTGCCTGCGCCAAGTTGCGCAATATTAATCTGTGTACCAATACCGTAAGCGACTGATGAGTTTGGTGGAATTGTCAACGCGATTGATGCAGCATTTGAGCAAGTAATTAGTTTGCCGTCATCAGCCAACACCGTTGTGTATGTCGTGCCCGTCTGGGCGTTAATAGCAATCATCGCTGTAGCCAGCGCGTTTTGCTCTGCTGCAGTCAAAACCTGTGATGCAGTGAAACTTTGTCGTGTTGCCATAAGTACCTTTCAGATTATCCTAAAACGTTGTCAGACGGGTAGATAGTCCCATATAGGGCGTCATCTAAAATTAGTTCAAATACAATATTTGTAGGGCTAGTAAATAGCACTACGTTTGTGCCTGTTCGTAAATCTAAAGTTATCTCGATACCTTCTATGGCTAATTCTTGCGCCAGTTCTGTAGTCCCCGCACCGCTGGTAAACGTTTTTTCTATGGTAATTGTCTGGCCAATATCTAAAAGCGTTAAAGCGTCGCGCTGCGGGTCTGTGAGCATATTAAACGAAGTACCTACAGACGTGTAACGGGCTTGCGGTTCGCCGTCTAAAAGGTATGTAGCCAGGCTTGCCGCTGCCGTGTCGTCGTGTAAAAGGCTGTTAGTAATGCTAGTAGTTTGAATAAAATAGGTGGCCTGGCTGGCTGCGTCGTCTGCTACTTGCGGGTTATTGCTACCTAAAATTTGTACTACAGCGCGGTTAATAACCTGGTCAGCTTCGAAAGTTATGCCCAGTTCGTTATAACTTATGTTTGTGCCGTCGTCGTGAAAATCTGCTACAGAACCGCTAAGCGTGTTACCTATGCGCGGTTCAAAGTTTATTATGCCTTCACGCGATACATATAGGCGGCCCTGTTCTGCGTCGTTTATTTGTTGGCAGTAAGCCAGCGCGTTAGTACCTTGCTCAACAGTAAACGCGGCGCTACCGCCTAACGTCTGTGTGCCTGTAGATATATTGCGTGCCGCTACTGGGTAGTTAACTTCTGGTAAATCTAAAACCGCTGTCAACCGTTGGTTAGTTAATTGTTCGCTTACGTTGAATTCGTCTAAAACGGTTTGGCTCAATAAATAGAAATCGTCTGCACAAAAAACGGTAACGGTATCTAAACCGCCTAACGCAAAATTATAGTTGTAATTAATTATTTTGCCTTTAAAAACATATTCGGGTAAATCGTTACTGTCGTACCTGACTAGTTCAACTTCGCGCATAGGCGCTAAACCTGGTTGCTGCGTAGCTGTCGACCAGTAGGGCGAATTTTCGTCAAACGGGTTAAAAATGCCTGACGTGTCCAACATTGTAAAAGACATAGTGCCAGCGCCGAACTGGTCGCCTACGTCAGCGCGCCCGCGTTTCACTTTTACGTTTATGCAGCCGTCTAAAACGCTCGCAAAATTTGTAGTGCCGTCTAAAACGTATTGCGTATTATTTAAAAGGCCTTGCGGGTTTTCATCTAAAAGAAACGCGTCTTGTATAAAACCTGTATCTATGAACAGTTCGTAGTTACCAGAACCTATTACCGCTGTGCCAGCCATTAGCTAATCTGTAACTGCAACGGCCCGCTAAGACGGTTATAGGCGCGTAGCGCGTCGTTTACAGCCTCGCCTACTTCCGCTTTAGTGGCTAGCTGGCTGTTTACGTTTATTGTTACGCCGCCTGAACCTAACGGCTGGCCTTTGTCTGTAGGTGCGCCTATCGGAATAATTCGGGGCGCGCTAGGCGCTGCTATTTCTGGCAACACACTTTTAATAGGGCTTATAGTTTCGTTGAAACCTGCGCTAATGCCTTTAACGTCTGCGAGTGTTAGCCCTGTGCCTTCTAGTTTTGACTGAGCTACAGCCATAGCCGCCTCGACGCCAGCTAAATATTGTTGTGCGTTAGAAACGCCTGCAGCGTAAAACTTGCTCGCCGACAAATCACCAATAGTTTTAGCTATCGCATTAGTTTCAGATACAAGCGTGTTAGCCCGCAAAATGTTACTACTTGACTGCAAAAGTTCTTTAGCTATCGCCGCGCCGCTTTCTACGCCAGCGTCTATAACTTGCTGTAACGCTTCACGGCTCAAACCTTCAGCTAATAGTTTTTCTACTAGGACTGCAAACTCTTTAGCTTTATCGGCCTGGCCCTGTAGCGCGCTAAAAAATGTTAGTGCGCCGCTTTCGCCGCCTTCTTTAAACGCTTCACCAAAATTAAGACTGTCAGTAATAACGTTTTGAACCGAACCGCTAAAATCATTAAAAGCGTCTTGCGCTGTTTTTAAAAGCTTTTCAGCATTATTTAAAGCGTCTGACATTTCTTTATTAAGCGCGCTAGCTGCGTCTTTAACGCCTTGCGCTAATTCTTGCTTAAGTGTTTTAGCCGCCTTTTCTGCAGCTTTACCCAGTTTGTCTACCTTTGAAGCCGCGCCGCCTGGCGTATCGTCTGCAGTCTCGCCTAAAAGTTTTGCCATATCTGCAGCGCCTTTAGCGTCCTCAGCCAGTTTTTTAGCGGCGTAACTTGAATAACCAGACGCCGTAGCCATATTGCCAATACCCGAAATAAAAGTATCAAAACTAGCTTCTAACGTTTTTATATCTATTAAATCGTCAAACGCTTTTTTCATTGTTTTCATAGCGTCTAATGGCGAACCGCTAAGAAACTGCATATTCGCTTTTGTAATTATTGCGAATTTGTAGATTACGTTTGCCGCTTTAGCGGCATTAACCGCAATAGCTTTAAAACCGTTTATAAGACCTGTGCCGCTGTTGCCCATTTCGTATAGGGCTTGCTGTAAACCTTTAACTAAACCTTTCTCACCTATAACAGTTGCCACACGTTCAAACGCCGGTACTACGTTTTCATTTAAAAATGTGACTACGTTTAAAAATATTGGTAAAAACGCCTGGCCTAATTTCTGTTGAATATCGTCAAACGTTGCACCTAAAATCTTTTGCTGCGCTGCAAGGCCGTCAGACGTGCGCGCAAAATCGCCTTGTGCGTCTGCTGTCTGGTCAAAAATAACTTTTTGTGCAGCTAAAACTTTTTGCTGTGCAGTTAAAGCTTTGTTGCCTTTATATATGCCTAGTTCTGTTGCCGCCTGTTTTAATGTCGCGTCATCTAATAAAACGCCAAACTTGCGTAACGGTTCAGCCTCGCCTCGAAGCGCTGAACCTAAAGCCGTTATAGCGTCATCTACAGAAGTGTTATTAAACGAAGCCAAATCTGACGCCAACGTAACTAGGTCAATACTGAAATCGCTTAAATCTTTACCAGCCAGCCCAGCGGACTTACCAAAAATAGCAAACGTGCCAGCCGCTTTAAGCGCTGCAGTTTCGGATAAACCTAAAGCCGTGTTAGCGGTACGGGCGAACGCTTCTACTTCTTTAGATATTGCACCGAATACAACATTATTTTTAGATATCGCTTCGTTAAAATCTGACGCCGCTTGTATTGCTTTATATGCAAACGCGCCTACAGCAATTACAGCGCCGCCTATAGCCGCGCTTGCCAGCATTGTAGTTTTTGTTAAACCTAAAAAACCTTTATCAGCGCCGCCAGTAAAACCGCTTAAAGCTTTCTGCGCTTTGTTTAAACCTTTATCGTCAAAACTTGACGTAATCGGTAAGTTAATTGCCATAGCGGGTTTTCAGTTTCTTGTTTAAAGTTTTGGCTACTTTGTCAATAATATCTTTAACCGCGTACTGCACAGAATATCTATGCTTTTCTACCGCTGGGTCTATAGCGCGTGGCTGTAAACCTGTTTCTACATTTAAGTTAGTTACGAAATTAGTATTTTTTGTTTTAGCGCCCGCGTGGTCATAGATAGCGCCCGCTGCGTCTAACTGCTGGGCAACCATTAACTGATAAGGCCTGGCGTTAAACGTAACGCTGTGGCTTTCGCGCGGGTTATTTTCTGCGTCAAATTTATCTTTGAATTGAACTGTGCCGCCGCGACTAGCTCGCCTACCTACCTTAATTTTTAGGCCAGCTTTAGCGGTTCGATTATCCCAATACACTTCACGGCCTTTAATAAGTTTGCCGCGCACCATACCAGATAGCGGCGGCGTAGTGCCGATAAGTTCGCGGGCTGTTTGTATTATTGGCGCGCCAGCGCTTTTAATATCTTTAGTTACTTGCCGTCTATAAACTTTGTCGAACTTGTTTAATTCGGCAAGTGTTTCTTTGACGCCTTCTATCTGCATTACAAGTTTTTTTTCAAACATACGTTTTATTTTGTTTGTTTAAAATTTCTATGACCGTGTATAAATCACCTACGCCAAATTCAATATGGCTAGGCCAGTAGTGGCACGTTACTAAAACTTCAGCCATTAGGTAACTTACTGTGCCTGGTCTGCTTTTAAATCGGTTGCCTGGTCGACTACTTCAATATTAGTAAGACTGGTTATAAACGCGTCTAACGAACTGGGTACAGTAATGCCGTTAAGGCGGCTGGCTTCGTAACACATAAAAGCTAAATCCTCTACGCCTATGCCGTTAGCTATGTCTGACGCTTTGCGCCTATATTTTCTTTCCCATAAAACTATGGTCATTAAATTAGTTTGTACGTCATAACTTGCGCCGTCTTTAAATACGGCTCTAAGTGTTAGTTGCATTGTTGCCTTTCTCGCACGTTGTTTTAAAAACGTGGCTTGTTTTTATAGTTCTCAGCGGCCAAAGCCGCGCCATTACGAAACGGCTTTAGTAAGCGCGCCGCCAGTAAAAGTAAGCGTTACAGTCGATAGCTCGCCTAAACTTGCGTTAATTGGTGTATGACTTTCAAGGTATGCGCCAGTAAGCGTATATTTTGGCTCAGTAGCGCTAGGCGTTACTAGACCAGCTGCAGTAGGTGAAATTGTAATAGTTGTTTGAATACCTACTAGGCCGTAAATTGTGGCTTCTGTTTCTGACGTTGCGTAACTTTGGTATAGCGTTACTTCAAATGTATTATTTTGCAACGAAGTAACAGCCGAACCGCCAAACTTTCGGCCTGTGTCACCAAAACTAGTAGTTTCTAATTGCTCATAAACATAAGTTAAAACCGCGCTAGTCGCCTGGTCTGTAAGATTTACGCTGTTAATGGTGAGCGCTGGTGAACTTAAATAAACTGTTGTAGCCATTGTGTGTTAGTCCTGTTCTGTTTCTATGTCTTTAGTTTTAGCAGATTTCTTTACCGTTTGTGCGGATACGTGCTCGACAATATGCCCAGCGTCTAAAAGCGCTTTAACATTAGCGCCGTCTAAATCTTTATCGGTTACAACGTCACCGCGTTTAAAACCTGTAAGCCGTTCGCTAGTCACTATGTAAGTGTTCATTTTTATCCTTTACGCTGTCTGGGCTTGCATAGTTACCGTTAAATCATACGCAGGGTAAGCCACGCCGCCTACTAAAGCTTCTGTAGGCCTACCGTCTGTAACGCCAACATTAGCACCCAGCACTAACGAAGCCAGGTTAAGTAGGCTGCGCTGGGCGTCTAAGTTGCCTGGCCCTAAAGTTATTACCCGAACTGGAAATGACATTTTAACTATGTTTGCGTTAAACGCTTCAAAGCTGGGCGCGTCTATAAAAGCGCAGGGCGGTACTAGGTTGCGCGGGTCATTGACTACTTGTAAACCTGTTACCGCTGTAAGTGTTGCCGTTAGGTTTGTTAGTGACGTGTTGAATAGGTCTGTGAAGTTTTGTGGCATTATGCAACCTGCGGGCGGTCAATAGCTAACAGCTGTTTTACCATTGGCGATAAGCCAAACGTGTTGCCTGTACCTAGTCCGTCGAAGCTTGCAAAATCTGTAATGCTTCCGCGCTGGCGATATAAAGCCGCGCCGTACATTATGACGCCTAAAGAAACGTCATTACTAGGCACAGTTGTAGGGCTATCTATCCAGCCGTTTTCTTGCCTGCGTCTAAAACAAAAAGCGTTAGCTGCTGAAGCGCACGAAGTTAAAAAAGCCGTGTCTGCTGCCGTAGCTGTACCGATACCTAGCCAGTCCTCTATCTGGGCTGCGGTTATCCACGTGCAAGTAATAGACGCGGTTAACGTGCCAGTAGCGGCCACTATGTCAACATTGGTAGCAGTCTTAGCGTAAAGAACCTGGTTACTTATCGGTAACTGCAAGTTGTATAAAAAAAAGCCTTCAGCGTCAACGCCAGTAAAATAGTATTGCGGTAACGCTCGAACTACATAACTGCCATTAAAAGTTGCGTCAACGCTAGCGACGGTAAAAGTTTGACCAATTTCTAACGGTTCTGCGTTTGTTTGTAAAACAACTACAGCGTAGTTATCGGTTAAATATTTTTGTTTAACCGAATACACGGCCATAGGCGGCTATCTTTCTATTCGTTAAACGAACTTTACAAACTTTGTAGCGTCTGCCATAAAACCAGCGGCGTAACCTCTAAAGGCGATAGTGCGGCCTAGTGTCGCTGGTACGTCTACGCTTATTGCGCCTTTTTGCTGTTCGTAAAATTCGAAGCCTGCGGCTGGGCCTGCAGCGTGGCCCATAAATGAACCTGGCGCGTGACGGTCAACTACAAGCACAAGGCCTAGCGGGTTGCCGTTCCAGCTTGTAGCAGACGAATTACCTGCAGCGTTTTGGCCCATAAGGTTAGGCGCACCTACAAACGGAAACACTGGGCGGTTTTGGTCATCTACTGAACTTGCCAAAGCTGCCCAACTTGCAGGCGTTGTAAACATATGCGTAGGCAAGTAGTTTGTGTCTGCAGAAATTTGTCGTGCGCCTTCATAAATTGCCGCTACCCAGTCTGCGCCTACGGCTGTATCCGCAACGCTAGAAGTTTGCGAAATTGCAGCGTGGCAAGTATCTATAGCGTAATTGTCTGTGGCCTGACCGTAAGCAATAGCTAACTGGTTAAGAATAATGTCAATACTTGCAGGGTCTGACCAGTCAAGGTCTTGTTCGGACACGGTCACATATGTACCGAAACTAAGTTTAGAAATATCGGAATTCGACACCTGAACAGTAGACGCGTTAAGCGTGTCAAACTGTGCTGACTGTTGCGCGACTACTGGCCGCGTAGTAATTTTTGGCCTGCGAAATGTTGCGCCAGCTGTAGGCATAGCGCGTGTACCAATAGCGGTAACAAAAGGCCTAACCGGGTTTAGCCCGTCATACACGCTGCCGGTAATAATTTCTGGCAAAATACCTGGCGTACTTTCTGTATTTATGTAAGGCGCTGTACCTGGCGCGGCTTCAATTCGTGCCGCGTTAATGTTTGCGTTAAGTTGCGCGAAATCTGAACCGCCGCGTACATACGCTGCAATATATTCAGACGTGCTAGGTAGACGAAGTTTTTTAGGTTGCGCAAAAGTTAAAACTTGTGCGGCTTCGATAACTTGTGGGGCTTCTTGTGGCTGTGTCATTTCTTTTACCTCTTGTTCTGGGTCTTGAATACTATTTAACACTACTTCGGGTTCTGTTTCGGGGATACTTGCATACACATTTTCTACTTTAGCGTTTTCAAAAGCGCCAAAAGGTAGCAGGCTAAGCTCTTGCCAGTCCGCTTTAGTTATTATCATTGTGCCCGCTTCGTCAAAGCTAAATTCAACTGGCAGAATACCTACCGAAACTGCGTCTAAAACGCCGTCTTTTGCTAGTTGTAGCGCTTCGTCACCTGCGCGCGTTTCGCTTATTCGGGCTTCAAATAGCACCGTATCGCCTACCTGTTCACGGGCCGAAACTATGCCTATCGGCTGGCTACTGTCGTGGTACAGATACATTTTAGGTTTTTTGCCTTCTAGCGGTAGCGAGCCTGGCGCAAACTTTACTTTTTGGCCGTCGCTTACTGTGGCTTCTACGTTGTATTCGACAGCTACGCCCGCCAGTGTCCTACGGGGGCTTTTTTCGTTGGCGGGCGCAGCGTCTAAATTTAAATTTTGTGGTACAAGCCTAAGCATTATTTACCGTCGTTTCTTTTACTTCTAGTTCTGTGTTTGTGTCTGTGTTTTCGTAATCTGAATTTAAATAACTTTCTATATCAAATTTTACTATTGTGCCGCGCGGTAAAACATTGTTTGCGCTTAAAGTTTCTTGTATGCAGTCAATGTATGGTTTTACGCCAAACTTGTATAAATCTCTAGAAGCTTCTGAGCTACTTACATAAGAATAATTACCGATACTGACCGAAACTAAATAGGCTGGCACGTTGGCAATTCTCGCTATTTCTTTTGCCTGGTATTCTGCGGCGTCAATTAAAAGCATTTTGTCAGGCGTTGACGTGTTAGGTATTACTTCGACAAATTCGTTTACCGCGCTAGTCGCAGAAGCATATCTAGCTTCATCATATGCGGCGGCTAGGTCGCGTAACTCTTGCGCGCTCATAGGCTCGCCCGATTTTTGGCGTAACGTAACCGCTGGTTGCAAACTACTTGCGTTTCGGTTTCTTGCCTGTTCTAGTTTTAATGCTGTGTCTACCGATACTGCGCCAGTATAAATTAGGCCCTGAATTGGTGAAATGAACTGTATGCAGTCCTCGTACCGGATAGGTAAACCTTGAAACAATACTTGTTTAGACGGCCCGAACCATACGCCGTTACTTTGTGCCTGGTCTTGCGTTGTGACCATAGCGGCAGGCAGACGCGTAAACGAACTGGGGTAGCCCGTACTATCGCGCTCAACCACATACCAAAACGCGCGCCCTACAAATAATAAATCGTCTAGTGTCCACGAAAGTATAAAATTATTTGTGACGCCTTTGTCAATTCTTGATAACCAGCTGCGCGGCGCTTCTGGTAACAATTCAATTTTTTCGCCGTTCCAAATTTCTTTAAATTGTTCTAATTTTAGGCAACCAATAACTGACGCCATTAAATCGCGACTGCGGCTAATTGTTGGCACTTGCATAAAGCGCTGGCGAATTTGGCCAGACTGGTACGCAAAGAAATTGCCGATTTGTGAAGCGCCCGCGTTTGTACCTGTGCGGTCTGCCGCGTAACCTGCAGCGGCTTTTACTACCTTTTCTGGGCGCGGCTTAAAATCAAATATTGCCATTACGTAAGTATGCCACAATTCTTAAAATTTTGTAATGATAGGTAGCCGCCGCAATTATATTACGAGAAAGCTTTATAACTCGACGGCTACCCGCTAAATATGTTAGCCGATATTTGTTTATCAAATTATGTTTCTATTGCTAACTATCATAGGTTTACCAACTATGGCAGGTTTGCTAACCATAGCTATAGCGAACACTAAACAGCGGGCCAGTTCTATTGGGCCTGGACTACGCAAACTGCTTAAAGTTATTGCGCCCTGATTTTTGACGGCTACGGCCCGTTCGCAGTGTTGGGCTAATAGTGCGCTACCGTCGTGCCTTATTTTGCCTTCTAAAATGGCGGCCCTTGCGCCAACAGTCCAGCGCTGTAGCTCTCGATTACCTACCATACTTGCGCGCCGTTCAAACTTTGTAGGTAAAGACATTTCAAACGCTGGCGTAATAAGTAGGCGCGTCGTTTGGTCAACACAAGCCAGTTCTACGGCTTGCCAACAGTCTGCAAGTGTGTCTTTAACAAATTCTACGGCTAACTGAATTTGGCCTGCGCTGTTTAGTGCAGCCCTAACGCCTACATATCTGGCTTCGTCTTGTGACTGCTCGATAGCTAGTACGCCGCCTTTTGGCATAGGTTCAGCTGTTATTAGTTTGTCAAAAACGCCAGGCTGTAGCCAGCCGTTAGCGCTAGCAGTCCACAAGTTAACTGAACTACGCAAAAACGCGTTACGGTTTGGCTGTTCGGCTTCAGCCGCTAAAACTTCTAACGTCAAAGTAGAACCGATAGCAGGATTAGCTTTTATCCACGCTGCAGGCGTCATAGGGTCAACGTTGCCGCTAGGCGAATATTCGGCAAAGTACAGCGAACTAGTTTTCTTTTCGTCTATCGCGCGTAAGCCCTGTTCTCGCCATTTTTGCATTTCTTTACTTGACTCGTCACCGGCTGTAGACGTCATAAATAGCAGCGGGCTTTTACGTGTACGCATAGTAGGTAACAAACCCATAGATACCGCGTCTGGCGATACCGCCCAAAGTTCATCTATACAAACCAGGTCAGCCGTTAAACCGTGAAACGAAGTAGGCGTAGCAGCGCGAACTAGCCAGCGTGTACCGTCTGGTAAATTAGCTTCGTTACGGCCTACCGCCCACGTCAAAATTGCGCCAAATTCTTTTTCTAAAATCGGGCCAACTTGTTTAAACAGTTCTATAGCCAGGTCTAACTTGTGCGCCGTAGTAATAATTGTTTGCGGTTCGCCTCGAAGCTTAGGCATAACCGTAGCCCAAAAACCAGTAAGCGCCGCCAGCAAAACGCTTTTACCGTTCTGCCTAGCCACACTAACCAAGCCTTGCCTGTGCAATAAATCGCCGTGTTCGTCGTGGCTTAACAAACCAGTACTTACGTGATACTGCCACGCCATTAAATCAACTTGCAAAAAATCTTTAGCCCAGTTTTTTACCGCGTCAGCAAAATACAAACCTTCACGCGCGCAAACAGTTTCTAAACGTGGCTTGTATATGTCTGTATAAATATGCACTGGGTCTATCGGTTGCAGTCCGTCACCGGCTGGCGTATTCGCGCTAGTTCTCGCCAGTTCGCTAGCCAAACCGCTAGTTTGCGCTGTTTTGGATACAAAACTAGAAGCG